AACGGTCTATCATGTTCTGCTCCCCATTTCTCCATTATAAGGATACTACGTTCCAGAGCCCTATCCGCAGATTCCTTTCTGTTTAATTCGCTAATATACGTGTTGTAAACGCCATCAGTACACCATTTATCTAACTTTACTCCGTTCTTAATAACAAAGTCAATAAACATTTCAGGCTCAATTGCGTTTATATTTATTATATACTTGCCAAACTTTGTAAATCCTAGATAGAAATTACTAGACATAAAGTGGTCAAATGTTCTCGGGCCTACATCAGGTTGTGTTAATTCGTAAAACCTATTATATGCAAGAAATGCCAAGCGTGAGTATTTTTCATCTTTGTGTACCCATCTGCGCTTGGGTTCGCACATATGAGCCGCCAATGTTTTTTCACGTTTAAAACTTTTACCACAATACTTACATGTATTCATTACATTTCCGGTGCTTCTTCTTCTGACACATATGCAGTTATCCCACCATGGATTTGCCAATTACATCCTTGTGCTTCAAATCCCTTTTCCTCAAGAAATTCAAAGCGTGATGGATACCAATCATCATTATCTTCGCATGATTGTTCATATTCTTCATTCAATGCTTCTTGTTCTTCTTCACTAAATGAGTTACCATAATGGACGAAGTCTTCCCAACAACCATCAAAACATTCCCACATTTCGACACGTTCAAAACTTTCATAGTCCCATATTTCACCATTAGCACCGAGACAAGATTGAAGTTCATCTCGTTCATCTTCATTCGTTACCGTGACAACAAACTCACCATTGCGCCATTGTACTTCTGTGTTTAGTCTGCGACCATCTTCATGTGCAAACATTTCAATTTCTGTTACACTCTTTTTACAATGAGCATGAAGTTTATAAGATTTTCCTACTTCGATTGTATCTACTGCATCATCCATTTGAAATGCCCTTTACTTCATCTACTAGTTCATTAATACGCTCATTAATTACACTAATTGCAGTATGTAAGTGTCCAGTTGCTTGAGGCTTAATTCGTGTTCCAAGTACCTCAACTTCATTCTGTAATACTCTGATTGTTGTTACTAGTTCATCGTTTGTCATTTCTTTTTCCTCTTAGTTTTTGATTTACCGAAAATATCATCAATTTCTTGACCAGCCAACCCCATGTCAACTGCCATTTGTTTCATATCTGAAACAGTGTTCAGTTTAAGAAACAAATCTATTTCGTCACCCTTCATTGTTGGAAACGTATCTTTTACAAACTGGCTGACTTTATCTGTTTTAACCCTAGAATTAGGTGCTTTAATCCATTCATGGAATTCTTTCTTACCTGTACCAGTAAGACACAACAACTTCCAAATAAGTTCTTCATGTTTGTAGATGTCACCATAATGCTTGTTGACAAATTCATTAGTATTCAATAGTGCATCATCCTTAGATTTACCTTTAACTGAACTAGCATAACGCAAGAACAACCAACTACTAAACTTCTTCTTTCTCTCAGGCGTCAACGCTGAGTACCAATTAAAGTCTCGTCTGTCAATTGCACTTAGCACTTCGTTTAGTGGTATCTTATCATCTGCCATCTACGTATCTTCCGCCATGCACAGTAAGAAAATACTGTGCGTCTTTTTCATCATCGAAGTAAAAATAATCTTGGTTACTTCCACCCCAGTAGTTCCATTTTCTAACTTGCAACATTTCTTTACACCATACAAATGCTTCTTTGCTTTCTGTTATATCTTCAATTGCTATTACGTGTCTTTTAGAAGAAGTCATAACTGTTTAATTGGTCAGGTATCCTGTTTAAATCTTTTGTGAAGTAAGCACATTTCGGCTTATCTCCATATTCAAGAGGTATCGCAAGAATATGCCCGAACTTAAGTTTCGGAAAGAACCATTTTACATCTGCGAATACATTGTTAACTCTAACAGGCTGCCAGTCCATTGTAAAGCCTGCGAGAGGATTTGTCAATATAGTATCGAACTCTCTTTCATTAATACTTGTCAATGGGACAAACTCCAAGATACCTAGTTCAGGTTCTCCGATTAGAATATTCCAATCAATTGGCATTTCTATATTATATGGCCCAATGCTTAAATTCATACTTGGTGCGCTGAATGTCTCTAAGAAGACTAACGGAATAAAAAAGAAATCCGGGTCCTCTTTGTCTGTTACGTCCATTACACAATATCTAATATCTTCAATTTCATCTGGAAGACTATTCATTTCAAAACATCTATTGTCTGGTGTTAATAATTTCATTTAGTATTTTACCTTATCTATTGTAAAAGGATACTGAGCATCCTTGTAATATTTTTTTCTTTCAGTTAGATGTCTTTTAGAGAACTTGCAACGGCTCGTAACGTCCCAAATCTGCACAAAGTCTTTGTCTTTTGCAATACGAACACCACGTCCTATGGACTGGATAACTCTAACAAACGACTTCCCAGGTTCAAGTAGTACAAGATTAAATATACGTGGAATATTAATACCAACGGCAGCCACACCATAGGTTGCGATAGTAATTGAATTAGTTGCTTCATTAATTTCATCATATGTTTCTTTTCTATCTGTGGTCTTCATAGCACCTTGAACGAACTCACTTTCAGGTATCAAATCTTGTAATAACTTTCCATTAGCAATACGATTAGTCAATACCAAAGTATTACCTGTTTTTGATATCTCTTTAATCATTTCTGATACATAGTCCATTCTATTCTTATCTTCTAGTAAGAATTTTAATTCACTTTGATATGTAGTATAATCTGCTGTTTCGCTTGTTTGAACAATGTTAACATGACAATTCGCAAGTACTCCTTGGTCTTGTAATTCTTTGGCTGCCAGTCTATTAATAACTTCACCCAACGAACTACGCAAACTTGCTTTTTCCCAATCACTCTTAGGAATTGTACCTGTCAATCCCCAACGCACTGGAACATTTGCAAATACACTTGTCAATAGTTCTTTTAATACATCTGCTTTTGCTTGGTGAACTTCATCTACCATTACACATACAACGCCTTCAATAAAATCCTGAATGTTTGCTTCGCCTTTTTTCGATTTTTTTAGAAGTGAATTCAAACTCTGCCATGTACATATAGTATGAGTTTTGCCAATGTCTTTCTTATCACCAAAGTAAACACCGACATCAAGTCCACAATTAATATAGTCTGCTTCTGTTTGTCTTACCAAATCCTTGTTTGGTACAATAATAATAGAGCGACCATAAGGTTCTACAAGTTTACTTAATGTTGCAGTCATAATAGTTTTGCCTGCACCAGTGGCAATTTCTTGTAGACACTGTGGATTCTTAATAAATTTATTAATTACATCAACCTGATAATCACGTAAAAGAATAGGTTCTCCTTCAGCAGGATGACCATCTGGCCAGCATGTATCTCCCCAAAAGTCCTCTTGGACCTCTGTAAACGTCATATTGGCGTCCTCACGCATATCATTAATAGTTATTTCATAACCTGATTGAATAATTAATGGCAAGATATCATCTAGCATATTCAGATAAGTTCTCCCACCAACATCACAAAATCGAACAGTTCCATCCCAACGACCAAGTTTATATGCAGGCATATGATATGCATGTGGCAAAAAGAACTTAAGTTTATCTGAACATTTTCTTCGTGTAGAAGGGTCAAGTCCATCTAACTTAATATTCACTTCGTCTTTGATTGTGATAGTACAGTTTGACATTTATGATAATACCTTTTATTTAATTTATAATAACACATTTTATAAACAAAAGCAAGTGTTATTTTTACACTTGCATTACCCTCATATAATGGAAAACGACACCGGGGGAGTGAGAGGGTACCCGGTGCCGTTATGTTGCTTATGCTACGTTGCGTTTCATACAAGTAGTTTCAGCCAACCTCTTCCAACGTGAACCATCTCCTAATTGCTGAATAGACATTTTACGAAGGTCTGCAATTTTCTGTGCCATACGCAATGAGATTTCACGTAGTTTTGTTTGATTTTCAACCATGAAATCGATAATCTCAACTTCTTGTTCCTTTGAAAGACCTTTCTTATCGAACAGCCCACCATCACGTGCAATCTGTTTAATACGTAAAATCTTATCACGTGTAGTATCCAGAGTAAGGTCAAGATAGTGACAACGTGACATAATTGCGTCCAAGTGGTCTTTGATTTTAGTAGAACGTACATTATCAAACTTCAAGTTAGTAATGAAGATTACTGAACCTTTAAATTCGAATTCACTAGGAACACCTTCACGGCGTAAGAAATGTGAGTCCGAGTTCCAAGAAATCCGACGTTTCTGCCCACTATCAAGTGCGGCTTTAAGAATGTTAAGAGCATCTTCGTTAAACAAGATACTATCACAGTCATCCAAGATTACGATATTTTTTGGGTCACTGTATTTGTAAAGTGTACTATACAATCCAATTGCCGACATGGCACCTTTAACAAATGTATGACGCAGTGGTTTATCTGCCATTACATCAAACAGACTATCTTTTTCTAGTACTTGCTCAACACCAAATGTCTTACCAACACCCGGAGGGCCTGTAACAACCATACCACGCACAACACCATCAATAGTTGCACCAGTCATTTCTTCTAAAATTGAAAAACGTTCTGCGATACGCTCAATTGCTTCTTCATCAGTTTCAGTAACAACTTTGCCTGCTGAGCCTTCTAGTTCAGTGACTTGTTCCTGCATATCTACTTTGACACGAATTTTAGGATTGTTAAATTCTGTTTCTTTAGCATTCACAGTAACAAAGAACGAACCATCTTTTGCTTTCGTTATACCTTTTACTACTGGGAAAATACCATTTACTTCTTGGTTACGATATGAACCATTTTCGATTTGAACTACATTCATAGGGTCTCACTCCTTAATTGATTGAAATAGTAAGTCTTAATCTCAACTTACATGTACATTATAGCATGATTCGTGATTCTGTCAACCTTTTAAAACAAACTCTCATATGCATTCTCATTGATATAAGATGCTGTTTCATCTAGTTCGCTAAATGCTTCTAGTTCAGCCTCAGTTAGCGGTGTACCATCTAACTTCTCTGCACTTTCTACATATGCATCACAAAAGTCTGGGTAGTCGTTCATATCAACGCCACCTAGTTCTATGTTTGTTACTTCATTAAATTTTATTTTTATCATATTTTACCTCTCTTTTTATTGAATATACTATTATTATAGCACGATTCGTGATTCTGTC